AATCAGCTGCCTTGTTATCTTCGTTGCGACCAAAAGACACGGATATCTCGTTTTTGATTATATCTCCTAGTCCATTTTCACGAAGCCATTTAAACGCCGCTTCTTTATTGGCTACAGTAATTGTAGCGCTATAATGCGGCTTAACATCTACTGAAGATCCATCCATAAGTTTAAGATGGGATAAACCCATCTCTGCCATCATGGTTGGAATTACTTCTCCTGATAAATGTTCTAAATTTTTCTTTTTTTGTTTTAGATTACCTTCATCAGTTTCTATCTGCCTCTGAAGATTATCTAGTCTTTCGACTTGGTCTGCTAGTGACTGAATATTTTCAGTCTTACTCATTACTTTTTGTTGGTCTTGTTCAAAATTAATACTACTCATCTAATTCTCCTTTCTCATATAAATTAATTGTAATAGGATAATATTTTCTTTCTTGTTTATCCCATTTTAGTAAGTTGTATTTTCCATTAGTGATATCAGAAACTATAGAGCATGCAACACCAATTATTGCAGGATCACCTGTTAATAATAAATAATCTCCTTCTTTAAAATCCTTCAAACTTTTTCTTAGTTTAAAAATTAAAGGACCTGGAGAAAAAATTATTTGAGAAAATTCTGGTAGTAGAAATTTAAATTTTCCATACTGCGAAGCACCTATAATGTTAATTTTAGGGTTGCCCGCTTGTGTACCTGGAATTTCCTGAATTACATAAACTATATTTTCTTCTTTCATGTCTTGACATATAGTGCATCATGGATTATATGTCAATAGATAGAAAGAAAAAAATATGAATTATAAATTTAAGACAAAACCATATAAGCATCAATTGACTGCTTTAGAAAAGTCATGGAATAGGGAAACTTATGCCTATTTTATGGAAATGGGTACTGGTAAAACAAAAGTACTTATAGATAATGCAGCTATGTTATATGATAAAGGAAAAATAGATGGTGTGCTAATTGTGGCACCGAAAGGTGTTGTTAAAACTTGGTATGAACAAGAAATACCAACACATTTACCAAATCACGTAGAGAATGTGTCTGTACTATGGCAACCAAATATTACTAAAGGCCAATCTAAAAAATTAGACACTTTATTTCATACTGGAGAAGACCTTCATATTTTAATTATGAATGTTGAAGCTTTTAGTACACACAAAGGTGTAGATTTTGCTTCTAAGTTTATATCTTCCCATAATACATTAATGGCTATTGATGAAAGTACCACTATTAAAAACCCTAAGGCACAAAGGACTAAAAATATTCTAGGACTTGCACCCAGAACTAAATATAGAAGAATTATGACAGGTTCTCCTGTGACTAAAAATCCTTTAGATTTATTTACTCAGTGTTATTTTTTAGATCCTTTTCATTTAGAGCATGAATCTTATTACTCATACAGAATGAGATATGCTACTATGAAAACATTACATGTTCGTGGAAGATCTATACAAGTTGTGGGCGGATTTAAACATTTAGGAGAATTATCTGAGAAGTTAAAACCATTTTCTTATAGAGTATTAAAGGAAGATTGTTTAGATTTACCAGAAAAAAATTGGACCAAAAGACAAATTACTTTATCTGCAGATCAAAGAAAGATTTATTCTGAAATGAAACAAACAGCACTCGCACATTTAAATGGTAAAGTAACATCTACCATGACTGTGTTAACTCAATTAATGAGATTACATCAAATTACATGTGGTCATTTTACAGCAGATGATGGCACTACACAGGAAATAGCCAACAATAGAATTAGTGAACTAATGAACGTCTTAGATGAATTGGAAGGAAAAGCAATTATATGGGCAAATTACCAACATGACATTATCAATATTATCAAAGAAGTAGTTAAGGTCCATGGTCCAGGCTCCATTGTTGATTATTATGGGCTCACGCCTCAAGATGAAAGACAAAAGAATATTAAGAAATTTCAGAACGATGATAAATGTAGATTTATTGTTGGCACACCTCAAACAGGTGGCTATGGCATAACACTTACCGCAGCTAACACTGTAATCTATTACTCTAATGGCTATGATTTAGAGAAAAGGCTTCAATCAGAAGATCGAGCGCATAGAATAGGTCAAAAGAAAAATGTCACGTATGTTGATATTATTGCAGAAGACACAGTTGATGAAAAAATAGTTAAATCTCTTCGTGATAAAGTTAATATTGCCTCTCAAGTGCTAGGAGAAGACTTAAAAGATTGGATATAATCCACTAAAACGTAGGACTACACGCGTAGCGCGCGCAAATTTCTATTCTACTACTTCTCCACCCTTCCATTTCATTTCTGGAAGGCCATTTTCGTAGCTTTTGCCGTCGTAGGTCAGGATTTGTTTTCTGTTAGCACCCTTTTCATTATATCTCACGTGCACCCAGCCACCTGCTGGGTCATCTTTTTTATAGAA